AAAGCAGCAAAAGAAGAAGCAGCAATTGAAGCTATAAAAACTCGGTCAAAAAACCCTGGTTACATGGACGACTTTCTATTGTTCCTGCATGCCGGACCTATTGTCGGAGTTTTCTTTCCGCAAACGCGCGCACACACAATGGAGGGCATTGAGGCGCTGTCGGCATTACCTGAATGGTATCTAGCGGTCTGGTTTACGATGATCGCAGGTGTGTGGGGCGCACCTAAGCTGGCAGATCTCAAGTTAAAGAGATGAAACAGCAAACTGAGCAGGAGATTTGCGAAATTGCTTGGCGCTACGCCGAGCAAGTCGCAGAGGGAGAACTACCGGCGTGTGAGTACATAAAACTCTCATGCAAACGCGCATTAGATATGCGTAAACGTACTGATATCACTTTTGACCCGGCAGCCGCCGTGCGACCTATACGCTTTGCTAATTTTATTAAGCATCTCAAGGGTCCGAAGGCTGGCGAGCAGATTCAATTCGAGCCCTGGCAGATGTTTCTCATCAGTCAGGTGTATGGCTGGAAACGCGCTGACGGTCTGCGCTTACGCCGGTCAGTTTATATCGAAGTGCCTAGAAAAAGCGGCAAGAGCACATTGTGTTCCGTCCTGTGTCTATACCACCTTATGGCAGACGCAGAGGCGTCAGCAGAGGTCTACTCTGCGGCAACGTCGCGTGACCAGGCACGTATCGTGTTCGGCGACGCGCAGGCTATGGCGCGGGGTTCGGGTGATCTCAGTAAACATTTAACGATCAACCGCAGCACTATCGCTTTTCAGCGTGCAAACAGTAAGTTTGAGCCTTTATCGGCTGACGCTGGGAGCCTAGAGGGGCGTTCGCCGTCTTTTTCGGTCATTGATGAGCTACACGTTCACAAAACACCGGAAGTCTACGACGTTTTAAACGTCGCATCAGGCGCTCGTGAGCAGCCGCTGTTGTTTGCAATAACGACTGCCGGCGTTAACCGCGAAGGTATCTGTTACCAACAGCGAGACTACGCAATCAAAGTGCTACAAGGACACGTTGAGGATGACACGTTCTTTAGTCTTATTTATGGCATCGACGACGCTGACGATTGGCGCGACCCTGACGTTTGGGTCAAGGCTAATCCTAACTACGGCGTGTCTGTACAGCCTGACGATTTGTCGCGCTTGGCTAAACAGGCAGAGGAGTCACCCTCGGCTGAGACCAACTTTAAAACAAAGCGCCTAAACGTATGGTGCAACACCGACTCAGCGTGGCTTTCACTGAGTGCCTGGGACGCTTGCAACAAACCTAGACCGCCTATAGAGCATTTTAAAGGTAAGCCCTGCTACGTCGGTCTTGACCTTGCGTCCGTGTCTGACTTTGCGTGTGTTGCTTACTTGTTCCAAGAAAACGGGTTGCTGTACCCGTACGTTAAGTCGTACGTTCCTATGGACACTGTTCTCGATAAATCCGGTGCTATGGGCTCAAAATATCGTGAGTGGATGGACAGTGGTTATCTATTAGCGACTGACGGCAGCGTCACAGACCTTGCGTACATACGCGAGGAGCTATTGCAGTCCTTTGAGACATACCAGGTTAAACAGATCGGTTTTGACCCGTATGGCGCATTAGGCCTCGTCTCAGAGCTATTAGATCGCGGGTTACCTATGGTCAAAGTCCCGCAAAACATCATGTCTTTGTCGGACCCGTCAAAAGAATTTGAAAAAGCTGTTTTGAGCAAAACCCTTTGTCATGGCGACGACCCGGTTATGCGATGGATGGCTGCCAACTGTGTGATCTACACAGACCCTAACGACAACATCAAAGTCAAAAAGCACCAAGCGGCTAACAAGATCGATGGAATTATCGCTTTGATCATGGCCCTTGGCCGCATGAAATTAAATGGAGGGCTAACGCCTAGCCCCTACGAATCTAGAGGCATACGAACTCTATAGGAGACCCAATGGCGTGGTATAACTTTCGAAAGTCCGCGCCGCAGCAGAAAAACGCATACAGTCTGGATTCCCCAGCGTTGCTCGATATGATGCTGCGCGCTGACAAACCTGGACTGAACGCTGTGTCGTCTGAAGCGGCGATGCGGCTTTCTACGGTTTATTCCTGTATCAAAGTGCTGTCGGAGACGGTTAGCACACTTCCGTGTCACTTATTTAAGCTTTCGTACGACCGTATGGAGCGAAATCACGCGTACAACGACACTATGTACAACCTTGTGTGTCATTCGCCAAACGATTGGCAAACTGCGCAAGAGTTTTGGCAGATGCAAGTAGTCAATCTGTGTTTGCGCGGCAACAGCTATAACTACATTGTCAGAGGAGATTCCGGCCGTGTTGTTGCATTACATCCGATTCCTGTCGACTCAGTACATGTACATGTCGAAGCCCAAAATCGCATTCATTACAGCGTTACTATTGGTGAAAAAGGTAGGCAGCGTACCGAAGTATTTGATCCGTCCGAAATTCTTCACTTTAAATCGATGTCTATGGACGGCATTGTCGGTATCTCTCCTATTTCATATCAAGGCCACCTTTTGGGCGGTGCCATTGAGCAGAGAGATCATAGTAATTCCGTGTTCGCAAACGGATCGACGCCTCGTGGTGTCCTACAAGTCGACGGAACACTCTCAGACGATGCCTACAGCAATCTCAAAGAGTCATGGGAAGGCGCTCACGCAGGGCGAGCTAATGCCAATCGTGTTGCGTTACTGGAAGCCGGCGTCCGGTTTGAACCTATATCCATGTCGCCGGGAGACGTGCAACTAATCGAAACACGCAAACTTTCGCGTGAAGAAATCTGCGGCATTTTCCGCGTGCCGCCGCACATGATCGCCGATCTATCGCGCGCAACATTTAGCAATATCGAAGAGCAGACACTCGATTTCTACCGGTCAGCTATTTACCCCTATATCAAGGGGTTTGAGACGCGCATGAACTACTCGCTGTTAGGCGACAAGACGCGTGAATTTCGCTTTGAAGTTGGCGAGCTGTTGCGCGGCGACTTTGCCGGAGAAGTTGACGCCTACAGAAAGCTATTAGAAATCGGTGTGATGTCGCCAAACGAGGTGCGGCATCGCCTAAACATGAATCCGCGCGAAGGCGGTGATGAATACATTTCCGGCAGCAATAACTTGACCTTTGACGGAGACGATCAAGAACCGCCACCGGAGGAAGAACAAGATGAACAGGAATGAGGCTATGAAAAAGGTATTCACGATTGAAAACCTAAAGTTGTATGACGACGAGGAGCGCAAATTTGAAGGCTACGCATCTACTTTCGGCAACGAAGATCGTGTTGGCGACATCGTCGAGCCTGGTGCGTTTAGCAAGTCACTTTCTCAGCATAAAGACGAAGGCACTATGCCGTCGATGCTGCTACATCACGACATGAAGCGTCCAATCGGTAAGTGGACAAGCATTGTCGAGGACGGAAAAGGCCTACGCGTTACGGGAACTTTGACGAAGGGCGTCCGCGACGCCGATGAGGCCTACGCGCTGCTGAAAGATGGCGCTTTAAATTCTATGTCTATTGGTTACATCCCCACTAAGGAGGAATACGACCGCAAGACAGGAGCTAACCTTTTGCAAGAGGTAAGGCTCCACGAAATTTCACTTGTCACTATCCCGGCTAATCGCATGGCTACGGTCACTGCGGTAAAGGATGCTGACGGTGAGCTCAACGTGCGTGAGATCGAACGAGCACTGCGTGAAGCAGGTTTGTCTCGTCGCGAAGCGAAGGCACTACTGGCAGAGGGCTATAAAGCTTTGACGCCGCAAGAGGACGCAGTCGAACAAATTGAACCTGAGCGTGACGCTAAGGCCGATGAACGACAGCAACGCCTCAAGTCGATGTTGGACAAGCTGAACAACATCTATCCCCACACCTTAAAAGGAATAGGCAATGACTGAAGAAGTTAAGGTCGAGGCTGTGGAAGCTGAAGTTCCAGCGGCTGACGACGTCACTTTAGACGCTGTTGAAAAGGCCATCGAAGACGTTACTACCCAGAACAAGGAAGTAACTGCTGAGAACGAAGAGCTCAAGTCTCAAGCTGTAAACGCAGCAAAAGAACTCGCAGATTTGCGTGCTGACCTCGAAGAGGTAAAAGCCAAGCAAGCTGCTCCCGCATTTATTAAATCTCACAAGGAGAAATCCGTGGACACACGCGACAACTTCAAAATCTTTTTAAAGGATGGCGTAGAAGGCCTCCGTAAAAAAGGTGATGACATGCAAATCTCTACTGACGCGCAGGGTGGATACGCTCTACCAGAAGAGTTGCGTCAGGAAATCATCAAGCTCCAGTACGAGCAGTCGCCTCTTCGTCAGGTATGTTCAGTAGTTTCTGCTGACACAACAGACGTGAAGCAACTGGTTGGTATCGGTGATGCAGCCTCAGGCTGGGTTGGCGAAACTGCCGCGCGTCCACAGACAGACGCGCCTGAGCTCGCACAGCGCACAGCGACATTTGGTGAGATTTATGCTCGCCCACGTATTTACCAGCACATGCTCGAAGATGCTTTCTTTGACGCTGCTGGCTACGTGACTACAGAAGTCGCCCGTCAGTTCTCTGAGCAAGAAGGTTCTGCTTTCTTGAGCGGAAACGGCACAAACAAGCCTGTAGGCATTCTCAATGGCCTCACCCTCGGTTCAGACCAAGCGCTGAACAACACTACCGGTAAGTTTCAGGTTATGGACTCAGGCGTCAACAACAGCCTAGGTGCTACCTCAAGCGCAATCATCGATTTTCTTCGAACAGTCGTAAAGGCCGTGAAAACGCCTTACCTCGCAAATTGTCGTTTCATGATGAACCGTTCTACTCACGACACTCTCGTGGGCCTAAAGAACGCAGACGGCGAGTACTTTTTGCAGCGTGACATCACTCAGGCAGCAGCTACTAGCTTGTTTGGCTACAGCATCGTCATTAACGAAGACATGGACGACATCGACGAAGGCGCAGCATCTGCACCTATCATGTTTGGTGACTTCGCTCAGGCGTTCCAGATCGTTGACCGCGTAGGTGTATCTATCCTCAACGATCCTTACACCAACCCCGGTTCGGTCATGTACTACACACGTAAGCGTGTAGGCTCAATGGTCCTTAATGCAGAAGCGCTGAAGGTAGTTTCAGTAGCACACGCCTAATAAGGAGTGAGCAATGGCAGACCCTGTGACACTAGCTGAAGCAAGACTGCACTTGCGTCTGCCTTCGAATATCACCACCGACGAACAGACTGAGATCACTCGTCTGATTTCGGTTGCGACGGAGTATGCGGAACAATTTACTAATCGACTGTGGACTACAGGTTCACGAGTAGAGACGTTCGATGCGTTCCCTTACTCCGTCCCCCGAAAACGCCAAGGCTTATATTTGCCTGGCGGCAACATCAGTAGCATCACTAGCATTACTTATTACGACGCCGACTATGCGCAGCAAACCTTAGCGTCGTCTGAGTATCGCCTAGTTGGTGCGCCAGAGCGTGCGATTGTTTACCCAGGTATGGGTAAAGAGTGGCCGACTGACGTTGCAAACGAGCCCGGTCACATCGCTGTTACTTATGCCCTTGACGGGACAGTCGGCGTTCCTGCGGCAGTAAAGCAAGCTGTCTTGCTAACTGTAGGAGCGTTGTACGAGTACCGCGAGGACGGTGTCATCGACAATGCTGGTTTAGCGCTTGTAAAAGCGCCTAAAGCCGCAGAGGACTTGCTTACACCTTACCGAATACGCATAGCGTAAGGAGGTAACATGAGAGCAGGTTCTCTACGTCATACCGCGACGATATACGAGCGGTCAGCGACACCTGATGCCTACGGCGCCCTAGACCACACAATGGTCGCGGACGCGGTTACGCATAAGTGTTCCATTAAACAGCGAACTTTCCGCGAGCGTGCGGAGAACGGTCAAATGATGTCGCGCATCGAGTTTGAGCTTCACTTTCGCTATAGCGAAGCCCTTGAGCTCATTAACCCAGGCGCACAGATAGACGTAGCCGGTAGACGGCTCGAAGTTCTGTCTTCTTCAGATATGGACGGCAAGCGTAAGCACGTCGTTATTTTTGCGGAGGACGTCCGATGATCGATCAATCTCTACGCACAATTATTCTTAACGACTCAACTATTAATAACTTGATTGCGACTAACGGCGTGTACCCACAACGGTTACCGCAAGAGGTCGACAAGCCCTGTATTGCCTATCGGGTAATGGATGGCTTTAGTGATCTGACAGCGTCAGGCACAACGGCGCTTCGTCGCTACACAGTTGACATGACTGTGTTTGCAGAAACGTACGGTGCTATGCGTGAACTCACCGACGCTGTCATCAACAAGTTCAATGGTCTATCCGCCGTACAAGGCTCTGACCACATTGAGTCATCGCGGGTCCATAACGTCGTCACTGATTTCGAAGAGACGCTTCAGTTGTACTCAGCAACTATCGACATAACCCTTCTTGCACGAGGTAATTAAACATGGCAGCTATATCTGCACCATTCACCGGGCAGAAGACCAAGCTTTACGCTAAATCTAGCGCGCACACCTTGTCATCACTGGCAGCCGGCGACCTAGTTGGTGAAGTACAGAACATCGGCGACATTGAGCTTTCAGCCAACGTCATCGAGGTATCAACGTACGGATCTGACTACAAAGGTAAGCTGGTCGGTCAACGAGACTCTGGAACCGTAGACATTAGTCTTAACTGGGTTCCTTCTTCATCTGCACAAGCAGCACAGGACTTACTCCGCACTTCATACGAAAGCGGCGCTAAGGTTCACCTCGTGATTGTTTGGACAGACGCGTCAGATAACGTGGCAGCTTGCGACTTTGCAGGTTTTGTTCAGAGCTACGCAATTAGCTCACCACTTGAAGATGTAGTGACAGTCAACGTGACTGTAAACATCGACGGAGACGTCACCTTCGACAACGACGGTACGCTCTAAACGAAAGGCACCTACGGGTGCCTTTTTTTTTGTTTTAGGAGGAGTAAATGGCTCTTAGTAAAGATCAAATTCTAGGCGCAGTGGACTTTAGCTTTGTAGAGGTAGAAGTCCCTGAATGGGGAGGCACAGTTCGTATTCGCGGCCTATCGGCAGCAGAACGCGACCA